CCATTGCCATCAGGTTTTAACTCACTTAAATAGTGCTTTACCAACCAGCGTACTGAAGCAATAAATGAGCCAATTATCGTGACAATAGATACGACTAATGCCATCCAATCATTTGCGGTCATTTGCTATTTACGCCGAATTTTTGATCTTGCGGATCAAGGTAGCGCAATAAAGGTGCAACTACTGCACCTGCCAAAATTGCTAATTCAGGGCGAACATCAGCAACTAAAGCCAATGCTGTTGTAACGGTTGCTACTGCAACGCTTCTTAAATATGACTTAAAAATCTCTTTTTGTTTTTTGTTAATTTTCATTTAAACCTAACTCCTTTATTTTTGATTTAACTTGATCACGGTTTAACGCAATTTCAAAGTGCATATCATCTTTGCGCTTTTTATAGTTGCCGCCCCAGGCTAAACCATATTTAGTTATAAGTAGGTTAATTGTATTACGCTGATCCTTATTAAATGTATTTGACTTGCCTAAAGGATGTTTAATTGCATTTAAATCAATGGCCGTACCGGATGCGTGATTACTTAAAATTTTATCTGATCCCCTGGTCTGCCTAAAAGCATAACCCCAATCATCTAATTGGCCTTCATCAATGGATTCTACTAATTCATGGAAATCTTTGGCAAAATTAACAAGCAATGGGGCAACGGCTTTGGCACATGCAAACTTAATTTTTGTGCCTGGCACTGTAAAAGTTTCAATGCCTAATTCTTTACGATCCTCACTAGCCGGCCAACCATTAGGGCTAGTGAGTTCTCGTATAATTGCCATACAATAATTTAATTTAGGCTACATCTTTAGGTAAATCATTTGGATATTCAATATCTGCATATTCGGCAGAATTGTATTTATCGCAAACTTGAGAACCCCATAGTTCAGCACCTTCGGCTGAATCAAATGCGCCGACTTCATCAATTTTCTTTGTGCCATTTTTGATGATAACTTTAAAGTCATCTGTTACTAAGTAGTTTAGTGTCATTTTTCTCCTTAAAATGAAGTGTAGATTCTGCCGCCGCCGCCAGCAAGAATTATTCCAGCCGCACCAACAAATGATGTTTGGATTCCCTGAGTAAAAGTAGTTCCAACACTATTTATCGCGGTGGTTGGAAGTAAAACTGGAACGCTTAGGGAAGGATAAGCATTTGAAACTGGAACATAAGTTTGCATAGTGGCAGTAAATCTATATAATAAATTTGAATATAATTGAAAATATCGTTTTGTGGAGTCACTTCCATTTATAGAAGCGATATTAGCGTAATTTGTAGTTGTTCCTAAAGTATTGCTAGTGCTAAATGAAACTTCTGTTGATTCTCCAACAATATGTCTAGTTCCATCCCAAAGAATTAAACCAATAGTACTCCCACTACCAGTTGCGCCCGCAGTCCAAGTTCCTGAAGGTGCGGAAGCATATAAATGATTATTGGTGGAATTATCTCCGCCGACTATCCAATTTGTTCCGTTGTAAACAACCGTATAATAATTTTGTCCAATTGTAAGTGTTTGGCTCTTTCTTGTCCAAGTTGTTCCGTCTGATGAATAAGTAATGCCGCCAGTATTAACTGTTCCGCCGCCATCACCAACCGCAACCCATAATGAATTGGCATAAACAACATTGTAAATGTTGTTCGTGCTCATATTTGCTGTTCTTGCTGTCCAAGTTGTTCCGTCTGATGATGTTGTTATTGTTCCATTAGCACCAACCGCAACCCATAATCCATTTCCAAAAGCAACATTGAAAATTCCATTTGCACCAAAACCTGATGTGCGGGATGTCCAAGTTTTACCATCAGGTGATGTGTATAATGTTCCAGACGAACCAGCGGCAACATATAAATTAGTTCCATTGTAAGCAATTGAATAAAAAGTGCTACCAGTTCCAGCAAGTCTTTGTGTCCAAGTAATTGCACCGCTTGAAGGTGTAGCCCATTTTACTCCAAGGCTTTGAGTTGAATCGGCTGTAAGAACTGTTGCGTCTGCACCAACTGGGATTCTAGCGTTTGCAGTATCGTAACCAAATAGATCACCTTTAGTTGTTAAAGGTAATGTTGTACTAGTTTGTGTATAGTCAAAGAATATGGAAGCGCTTGCGGAAGTGAAATATAAAAATCCACCTTCCCATTGTGATAACGCTAACGATCCGCTAGTGGTAACTGTTGCAGTACCGGCTGTGATTGTTACAACACCGGTGTTAATGTTTTGTATTTGGATAGAATCTCCAGCCGCAAATAGTGCAGTATTAACAGTAATAGTTGTTGCGCTAGTGCTATTAACTTGTATAACAGTGCCGGCATCTGCCGCAACTAAAACATAGGATGCTGTTTTAACAGATGGTGAACCACCACCCATAGCCGTGCTTTGTAATGATTGCATCTGCGCGGCTGTTAAAACTTGTCCAACGCTAAAAGATTGTTTTGCCATCTATCTATACTCCCTAATAAGCCAAAGAATCTTCATCAAGTTTTCCATCAACGGTAGAGTTTAGCAAAAATCCTGATGCAAAAGGTTGGGCGCAAGTAAAATTCACAATAAAAGTTTTAGGGGTGATCTGATAAGTAACACCTGAAATCACGCTATCTGTCACCACATTGCCGGCAGGCAAGGTTTGAGTTACCTGTATTGGGTAGAAAATATCTAAATTTAAAGCGGCAATCACCCGGCTAGGGTCAGTTTGACCATAGGCATCTACGGTTAATGAATTTAATTGGAGATTAACACCCTGTTCTTTTCGGGAAGCAATGATCATTTGTGCCTGATTTAAGGCATCAGTATCAGTTTCCATAATGCCTGATCTAACTCGGCTATGCTGAAAGTAATCATCAATACTTGTTGTGTTGCTATCTGTTTGAGCAATGCCACCTGTCCTTGTAACCGTTACTTTATTGATCATTTGATAATCTGAAATATCAAATTCAACTGCTTGATAAGTAATCTCACCTGATCCTGGTACATCACTAAATTTAGTTAATGTGCCACCTGATGCAGTTATGATGTCAGCGCGTGACATAAATTTGGCATATCCGCGTTCGTCTATAAAAAATGCACCTAATTCTGTACCTTCTATAACCTGACAGGCCGACAACAATGATCTTGATGAACCATCATCTGCCTGAACTGTTGTAGTTGCGGTAGTAGAAATATCACGCATACCGCCTGCCCAATCTCCAGCATCCAACAAACTTGTAATTCTTTGAGCAGTTGTTTGTCCAGCAACGCCACCTGTGACAGATGTTAAAGTTGTTAAATTTAATAATTGAAATCCATCAACACAATTTAAAGTTACATAAGCCGGATCAAATCCAGTGGGGCTTTGATAATTCCATTCTTGTATATAAAAAGAACCTAAGTTATATGTAGTACTACTGTATTCAGCCGTAAATTGAATTTTACGCATAGGTTTAATTTTGCCATATAGGCTTGATGAAGTATTAGCCGGATTAAATTGACCTGTTTGATCAACAAATGTTATTTTTGCACTACCACCGGTAAATGAATCGGCTGATCTATTAAAGGCGCGTTTTATATAACATTGCGTTACAAACTCTGTTATATCAACAACATCTGCGGCGGCAGTACCTAAAACTGAAAAATCTAAAGGCGTTAAAGCATTGTCCAATACTAAAGCCGGATCAAATGATGCACCGTTGGAAAAATCAATTTTTGCTTTAAATATTGCGGCCGGCATTATCTTCCCAAATTACTTAATTGAGATACTGATCCTGCTCTGTTTAGATTGTATAAAGCATCCTGAATTACAGATTGCAATTGGCCTTCTGATATAACCGATCCGGCAACATTTACTATTACATTTGTACCCATGCCACCCATTTGATTCAACGGAACAACTGCTTCTGATCCTGATTCACCAATTAACGCAAGTGTCGGCTGATTAACAATACCGCCATCTGCCATTTTAGGTACTCTAGCCAATAACTCTTGCATGGCGGATACTGCGGGCGCGGCTTTATCTAATATGTTTTGTACATTAGTGCGCAAAACAAGTTCTTTTGTTGCTTGTACGGCAGGTTGTACATTTGCAAGAATCGGTGTAATTTGCGCCCTTAATAATTCTAATTGTTTGTTTTTAAGATCATCCATTAAACCTAACATTTTTCGTAATTCTTCATTGGAATCAAATAATTTTTGCAAATATAATTCAACTTCTTTATTAGTCATGCCCCATTTTTGAGCCAAAATGCTAATTTCACCGGCTGTTATTTGACCATCTTCAATAACCTTTAATACATCAGCGTAGCGTTGTGCTTCATCAACTGCGGCTTTTGTGCCGTCTGCTAATTTTTGTAATATCTTTACGCGCAATTCATCTTCACCATTTAATTTACGGCTTAGTGCGGCTTGTAGATTGATGCGATCAATATCAAACATAGCCGACAATTCAGCCTTCTTTTTGTCTAACGCCGCTTGCGCATCTTTTTCTTTAGTTAATGCTTTTTCTCTAGCCAAAATGTCTTTTTGTATTTTTTGTAATATTTGTTGCGTGCTAAGTTCTTTTTTACCATAAAGTCTTTGTTGTTCCAAAGCATCAATAGTTAATTGAGATAAACCAACATAACCGCGCTCTTGTAAGATTCTTTTCTCTCTTAATTTAATACCTTCTTGTTCAATTTTTTGTAAGGTATTGCCAGCATAGGTGGCTTCACCGGTAATACCTTCTAATGCAACTTTAAAAAAATCTAAGTATGCGCCCAATCCTTTTTTCTCAAATGTACCGGCAGTGCCAACCATAATATCCGCAAATTGAGTAGCAACTTTTTGTAATTTAAATCCGAATACATCCAATTGATCTGAACCAGTTGCCAATAAAGATACAGAAGTTAATAAGCCTTGTCCCAATGTTTCAGTGGCTTCGCCAG